TGAGCTAGTTGCTGGTTGCTGGTTCCGGCCGCAGGCCATTGACAGCAACTGGTCGGCGCGCTTCGCACGAACCAGCAACCAGTAACCAGCAACGGATTCAAAGGCCCCGTAGCTCAGGTGGATAGAGCGACCGCCTCCTAAGCGGTAGGCCGTGCGTTCGAGTCGCGCCGGGGCCGCCATAAAAACAGGCACTTAGGAGATTTCCTGAGTGCCTGTTTCTTTGGTTTGAGGATTTGGGGTCCTTTTTGGGGTCCGTTTGGAAAGCAAAAAAAATCCCCCGGAAACGCCCAGGGGATTTCTCTACTCCGGTAGATAGCCGGAGCCGGATCACGCGGCCTTGATTGCTCACGCTCCGTTTGCCGGGGTTTGGGTAAGGAGGCCCGGACACTCGCCGGCTTGTCCAGCACGTTCGAGGGGAAAAGCGATAAAGCCTCAGGCCGTGCTCGCCTGTTTCGGATTGAACCCTTCCATCTCGCGGATCTCGTTCACGTCCAGAATGCCGCTTTCAACGGCAATCTTGTGAGACTGCCACCTTGTCTCCGGGTCGCCACGCAGCAGGCCGGTGAGGTCAATCTCTATCTCGATTGATTGCCTGGCCGACTCGCTGAGCAGGGACCGCTGCAGCTCCGTCTCGATCTTGCGGATCCAAGGGGAGAGGGTGTGCTGTGCAAACCATCTGCCGGTGGTTTCGGCATTGGTGAAGGTGCCGTGCGTCAAGTCGCCGATGATCGGCGGCGGCACCTGGTAGAGCCGTGCCAGCTCTTCGGTGCTGAACCGGCGAGACGCCAGCAGCTCGGCATCCTCGGCGCTCAGGCTGATTTGCTGGAACTGCATCCCGGCCTCCAGGATCAGCAGCTTCCTGGCGTTGGCCGCGCCGGTAAAGCCGGTGGTAACATTCTCGCGCAGCTTCGCCTTTTGGTCGGGGGTGAGGTGCTGGTCAATACGAATAGCGCCGTTCGGGGTTGCCTGGTTCTCGAACATGGACGCCGCGTGCTCCTGCACGGCCAGGCCGACACTGACAACGGAGGCGGCCCGCTGCAGCCGAGAACGCCCTAGGAGTCCATCGTCGCTCCGGTCCCGTAGGTGTATCGCCTCGGAGTCGAGCACGCGGCGCAGCTTGCCCGTGCCGCCGTAAACGGTCTGGATGCTGGTCACGTCATAGGCCAGGCGCCCGGAGGGGAGCAGGGAAACACTGGCGTGCTCCCAGGGGATCGGCATCAGCTCGGTCACGGTGCCGGAATAGTCCCGCTTGATCTCGGCCAGGCCGTTACCACGCAGTAACGTGCTGGCGATCCACCACTCCAGAAAATCCGGCCAGGTCTGGTAGCGGTTCGGGCCGTTGCGGATCATGCCCATGATCGGATGATTTTCCAGCAGCTCGCGCCCGTTCGGCGTGCGCCGGTAAACCCAGACCGGCAGGGAGGCGATGCCGCCGGCGATGGCGCCGACGCAGGCCAGCACGGTGCTGAGATTTTCAGCCAGGCGCGGATTGATGGCGCGGGTGCCGCTCAGTTCGGCGATGGCCGAATAGATTGGGTCGCCGACTGCACGTGTTTCTGGTGCCGGCGGGTCGAACCTGTCGGCGATGCGTCTCAGGATTCCCATATCGTCTCCAGGTAGCGCCGCGCCCGCAGGAGGGCAGGGCAGGCTTGCCGAGCCATGATGACGGTGTTGTCGTAGGCAGGCCAGGCCTTCACGACGCTGATCTCCCGCAAATCCACGCGCAGCAGTTCCCGGCGCCGGTCCTGCCAAACGTCGCCGCCTTCCGGCACGCGGAACCCAAACGACATGCCGCCCAGGTCGCCACGCTCGGCCAGGGTCAGCACGTCCCGTCCGTCTTGGGTGTCCGGCACGTCGATCTCGAACGCCAGCCCGCGAGCGTCCTCAAATAGCCGCAGACTGCCAGATCGAGTGCGAGCAAGCAGACGGCCAGGGTCATGATCCACCAGTGCCAGAATGTCATTGTTCACCTTGAGGGTTTCGGCGAAGGCGCCGCGCCGGATCACCTCGGTAAAGTCGCTGATCCGCGCCTCGGTGTCGAAGGTGGCCGCGTAGCCGCTGAGCTTTCGCCCAGCGGCCCGCAGTTCACTTGCTATCCGGCGTTCCAGTTCCATTAGTACGGGGCCGAGAGGTCGGTCGCCGCAGCGAAGGAACCATAGTGCCGGATGCCTACGTCCATCGTCACGATGCCGCGCACCTGGATGTTGCCCTTGCTGTATGCGGTGGACTCGTACGGGTTCACCAGCAGATCGAAGGCGCTCCAGTAGCCGAGGATCATGTCGGACCAGTTGCCGAAAATGATGCGCTCGCCGTTGCTGTCGCTCGGCACCACGGTGCTGGAGAGGCAGGTATAACCGGCCAGCTCCCGCGGCGACTCCATAACGTAGCCGTCGCCGACAATATCGCCGTTGCTGTCATCGGTGGTGCGGGCCATGGAGCGCAGATACTTCACGCCGGTCGGGGTGGTGAGGAACCCGGTGCCTTGGGTGTTGTTCAGCTCCACCAGTTCGATCAGCGTCAAGATGCTTGACCAGAAGGGGGTCGCCAGGCTGGTGGTGGTGTCCAGGCTGCTGCCGGAACCAAACAGACCGACCGGCTCATTGGCGCCGCCGCCATTGATAGCTGCACGGTCCACGGCTTCGGCGAGAATGGCCGCGAAGTCGCCGCGCAGCAGCTCTTCGATGTCCGGGGAGGATTGCAGCAGCATGTTGCGGCTGAACTCGGTCCGGGCGCCGACATGCTTCGGTGACATGGTGAGGGAGTCGAGAGTCGCGTCGGTCGCCGAGATGGCCGCGTTGTCGGCGATCCAGCCGGCGGTTGCGGATCCGGTCAGCCGCGGGATGCTCACATCGCCGACCAGGCCGTTGAGTACGCGGGCGCCAAGTTGCTTAACGACCAGCTTGGCCCGCAGGCGGTCGATATACTGGCCGGCCAGGTGGTCATCGGCGATCAGCGAACTGGAGGCGCCGACCATCACGCGCTTTTCAAAAACTTCCATCGGCACGGCCATGCCGTTGAAGGGGCGGGAAGAACGGCGGGCGATCTCCTGGCTGAGTTCACGTTCGCGCCCGAAATCGACTTTACCATGCAGGTCCGGCACCTGAGAGGCGATGGCGGCACGGAGGCTGAACTTGCGGAGTTCATCGTCGAGCTTGCCGTCGCCAGAGGTGTGGAGTTGCTGGCCTTGCGCCCGGCGGTCGGTTTCGTCAAGGAACTGCTGCCGCTCGATGCGTTTCTCCAGGGAGGTCAGGTCGGCTTTCATCCGCTCGAACTGATCGGCCTGGTCCTTGTCCAAATCGCCGCCCTTGCCCTTGGGGTTGTCGGCGATTTCGCGCATGGATGCCACAAGGCGCCCGCGCTCTTCCATCATGTCGCTGAGTCGTTTCATGTTCATCTCCTTGCCGCCTCCCGGCGGTGTTAGTAGCGGGCCTGCCGTCGCGGCGGTCCTAGGTCTTTTCTTTCGTGGGCAGCGCCGCGAGAACATCGTCGGCGAGCTTCTGGCAATTAACGGTTATCTCCACGCCCATGCTGGCCGGGAAGGTAAAGCGCAGAACCGGATCAAGCGGCAGTCTGCAGAGCAGTGCCATGCACCGGGCCGCGATGGTTTCGGCTACCTTCATGTCGTTGCGGGCCGCAGGGGCGATGCCGAGGAAGGCGAGTTGCGCCTCGGCGGCGATGGTCAGCACGTCGAGCAGGGAATAGCGCCGCCAGCCCTCGGCAGGGCGAGGAACGCCGAGACGGTCGAGCAGGCCATAGCGGAGCCAGTTCTGCAGATCGGTGTGGGAGATTTTGGCAACGGAGAGAACGTCGGTCGCGGTGTATGAATAACCGATTAAATCCATGGCGGCACCTTACACTAAAACGGCTGATTTGTCAATTAAAAACATAGTAATTACCGATACTTACCATGCTTAACCTAATGTAATGCATTGCGCTAATAATGGATGAACATCGGCTCGTCGAAGTTGAGAACCGGGGTCGGTGGCTGCCGTGCCGCCAGGCCCACGGCCATGATGGTGGCGACGATGCCGTCGATCTTCTCGCTGCTCTTTTCCTTCGAGCATTTCCGGTTGCCGGCGGGATCCGTTTCAACGATCACATTCGAGGCGTTCCAGGTCAGGACCGGATGCCCGGCGTGCCGCAGGGTGCCGGAGAGGATCAGCCGCTCGAACTCTTCGACCGCCGGACTCATATCCTTGAACCCTTGGCCCCAGGGGATCAGAGGCAGCACGATTCCTTCGTCGGCGAGGGTCTTTTGCAGATCCTCGATCCTCCAGCGGTCATAGGCCACGCCCTGCAGGTCATAGATGCTGGCAATCTCAGCAAGGCGCCGTGCGATGGCGAGGCGATCCGTTGCCCTGCCGTTGGTCGGCTCGATCAGCCCGGCTCGCGCCCAGGCGACGTAGGGAACCCGGTCCCGCGTCTCGCGCTCCGTCATGTTGTCGCGGGGAACCCAAAAGAACGGCAGCAGAGCGCCGTTGTGGGGAAAGTAGAGCACGCAGCACGTCAAGTCCGAGGTGCTGCCGAGGTCGAGGCCGGCATAGCAGGGCTTGCCGCGCAGTTCTTCGAGGTCGAACTCGCCAGCGTTTAGATCCCAGTCGGCGGTGCTGATGAACCGGCTTTCCGCGTCAACGGGTTGGTTCAAATAGAGCAGCCGGAACGCCGACTCCATGGCCGGCATCCGTTGCGCCTGGCGGGCGGCGGTCTGCATCTCCTCCAGGCTTCGGAAGTCGCCTAGAGCCGGGTTGCAGGCGTACCACGTTTCCTCGCTCCAGGGATCGGCCTCCAGCGGCGCCGAGTAGATGCATGCGTGAAACGCCGGATCCTCGATCACGCCGTCAATAATTTGACGACCGTAGTTCACCAGCTCCGACATGATGTGCAGCCGGTCGCCGGATTGCGTGCTGATGACGATGATTAACGGTTCCTTCCGGGCGGCGGTGGAGGTGCTGAGCACGTCCCAGAGCTGGCGGTCGCGGGCTTGCGCGAGTTCGTCATAGATGACGCAGGAGGCAGACAGGCCGTGCGCCGTTCGCACGTTGGCCGCGAGCACCTGGTAGGTGCTGCCGGTGACGGTATCCTCCAGCGTCTTGGAGAAGTCCCGGATGATGATCCGCTGCTCCAGCTCCGGCACGGCCAGGACAATGGCCTTCATCTCGTTGAACAGCAGGCCGGCCTGCTTGCGATCGGCGGCGGCACTGTAAATCTGCCCGCGGGGTTCGGCCTCAGGGCCGCACAGGTGCGCCAGGGCGAGGCCCGCACAGATGGCCGTCTTGCCTTGCTTACGGGGTAGGGTGATGACGGCTTGCCGCACGATGCGCCCGCCGTCTGCATTGGTGCGATAGATCGGCTCGATAATGTCCCGGCGCTGCCAGTCCCTCACGCGCATGGTGGTGCCGGCCAAGGTGCCGGCGGTGATAGGCAGCGACTCCAGGAAGGCGATCACGCGGGCGGCGCGGGTTGCGGGTTCTGGTTTGGAGCCGGCAGAAACGGGTTCCGGTTTGGGGCTGGTTTTCTTCTTCGGCTTAGCGCCTGGTCCTCGAAGTCCCACGGTGCCTCCTGAACTAACTATAAAAAAGGGTCCGGGCGCGGTCGTTAGCGATCAGCCCTGAGAGATTTTTTTTGCATTGAACGGGTGACGCGGATCCGCAGGCTTGCCGGTGAGAGGATCCACGCCCTTGATCGTCGTCTCCTTGCCAGCCAGTTCCAGCGCCGTGACGCGGGAATGGCAGGGAGTGCAGAGGCTTTCAAGGTTGTCGAGGTCGTAAGGCTCGCCGCCCTGGTTGATGCCGACAATATGATGCACGTCGCGGGCGGGCGTTGTCCTACAGGCCAGCCTGCAGTGAGCACACAGGGGAGAGAGCTGCAGCTTGATCTTGCGGAGCCTCTTCCATGTCGCTGAGTTGTAGAGGGATGATCTAGCCATGCTGGCACCTCGCGAGGAGTTGTTCGATCTCCCGGATCTCACGATAGATGCCGCACAAGCGGGACCACTCGTATGATGTGAGGTCGCGGCGATCTTCGAGGCGTTCGAGGTCGCCGGCCTCCTTCACAAGTTCTCCATGGCGGTGGCGTGCTTCTTGTGGTGTCATAGGGGCGCTCCTTCCTTCAAAGCCCTTTGAGGCGTGTTAAGAAAAGGCTGTACACCTGGCAAGATCTTAAGAGTGTCGCAATGGGGTGACTGCTTTTGAGTCAGAACCAGTCGCAATGGGGTGACTGCTTTCCTTGTTTTCGGCCTTTTTTTCGTGCCGACCAGTCGCAATGGGGTGACTGCTACCAGTCGCAATGGGGTGACTTGACCTCTGTTTTTTCGACCAGCGTTTCCAGTCGCCGGAGAGGGAGAATTCAGACGGCACGCCGTTGACTCCCTTGAGGCCTCCGCGCCGTTCCCATTTGATGAAACCCTTTTCGCCAAGTTCATCTTTCGCCCGGCTGAATGTCGCCTGGTGCATCCCCAGAATGTCCCGCGCCATGGCGTTGGTGAACTTGAAAACAGGCTGGCCGGCGCCTTGCGTGGCGCTGTTGTAGTTGAGGAAGAGGGCATACAGCAGCACGCGTAGTGCCTTGCCGGAGAGAGACTGGAAGGCCTCGCTCTTCTGCATGTCCGTCGAGACTCTGGAAAAGCCGCCTGGCTCTGCCTTGTAGCGGCTCCGCGTTGACCGTGAGGCCACATGGCACCTCCTAATAATTTCGCAGCAGATGCCGTGCTGCCGACTTCGCCGAGGCGGTGGTCAAATCGGCATCGTTGGTCAACTCCAGATCGGCGAGGAACTGCAGCTCGGCGCGGGTCTCAGGGGAAAATCTGAATTGATTGAACGGCGGGGTTTCGGTAGAATGTAGATGCTTGCACCGCCCGTCACACTTGCAGCCCTCGCCCTGGCCGGCGGGGGTTGCGCCGTCTTGGTCAGTTCCTTGTGCCATTCCTCTCCTCCAGTTCCGATACCAGTTGATTGAGCCGCTCATAGATTTCGCCGAGTGCGAGAGAGGTCGCCAGGCCGAGAACCTCTGGCCGCACGTCCTTGTAATTTTCCGGGGCGAGCAGGATCATGGCCATAGCGTTACGCACCTCCCGCAAGCGATACTCGAAGGTCAAGTCGTCCATGGTCAGCCCTTCTTCTTTTCTTCCAGTTTGCATCCGTAATGACATTGCCAGGAGCCGCGATAAAAATGACCGCCGCCCTTGAGCATGGCCATGTGAACACCGCCGCAGACCTTGCACTGCATCATGTTTGTGTGCGGATCAATCAGCTTCATTACTTTAGGCGTTCCCATCGTTAGGCTCCCTTCTTACGCGTACTGGCCTGGTCGGCAACCCAGCGGGCGACTTCCTCGCCGGACCAGCCGACGATCCCTTCGGACCACTGGCGGCGTTTGGGGAACTTGCCGGCCTTTTCGAGCTGGTCGATTTTGGCCGGACTCATGCCCACGATTTCCTTGAGGCGAGCACGTCGGATGATGAGGGGGATAGAGAGAAGGGAACTGTCGGATGGCATTGTAGGCACCTCCTTGCGTAAGATGCCTCAATGTAAAGCATAGGCAGATAGCGGTATCAATCGAAAAGCACAGCAAAAACAGTATGTTGCGGGGGCAGTGCCAGCATAACGGGGGGTTGTGCTGGCACTGGTAGGCTATTTGTTTCGCTTGACGTGCATCGCTTTTGAGGTGGACATGCGGTCCATGTGTCCGTGGGTTTTGAGTGCCTTTCTGATCTCTTCTTTAAGGGCTTCATCGCTTATCAGTAAGTTCCCTTGTAGCTTCCCGCTCTGATAGTGGGCATTATTCTTTTCATCATTCCGGATGTAATTGAAATAGTCAGCGCTCTTCCATTCGGGATGATCGTCCTTGCTGAGCAAAAGATCAAGAATGTTGCGAATTTTGAGCAGGAGATTTTCCCTATCACAGTGAAGCCCCAGAGCGCCTTGCTTTGCCAGACTACTCCTCAGCCCGCTTAAAATATTAGGTTCATTCTTCTTTAGAAAAAAATCGACAAAAATCTGATATGTTTTGAGGGTGTCAAAGCAAGTCGTCGCTGCCATATTTATCTGATAAACTCCGTGACTAGTGTTAACGGTCGGCTTTTTGTCGCTCCTACCATACTTAAAAACCATTTCCCAGAGGTGTGTAAGACTATCCTTTATGGAGGTTAAGGCTTTCTGGTCCTTGTCTCCAGGGTAATCGTTTATCGCCTTCTCCATGACACGGTAAAGGCCCAATAGATAAAGAGCCGCGACATGCTCTGCAGGCTCAGTTGTTTGAGCTAGCACTGTGTCTGCATCTTCATAGCTGAGCTTCGCCAGGCGATCTATTTTTAGTGGGATTTTTTTTGTTGGCATGACGCACTCCCTCTGTGCTCCCTCTTAAAGTTGCCGCGCCAGGCCGGTGAGGGGACCGGCTTTTCGGGGATCAGCCTAGGCGCGGCGAGTCGGGAGAATTATCCCTGGCGATGTTCGCGTGCTTCCGACAAGGCGTTCGCGAGCCGTTGCAGCAGCACGATATCTTCGAGGGCGAGATCCTCCATGCAACTTCCGACCAGTTCATCCGTCTGGTTGACGATGCCGGGATCAAGTTCCGATGCCCGCTTGATAAACCTTCTCATCGTCGCCACTGAATATGATACGTTTGCTTCAGCCATGATGCACCTCCGTGTTAGGTGTGGGTGGTTAGGTCCGGCTGTGCGCCCCATACGCATGGCCGGGCCGCTTCATTTCGCCTTCTTAACTAGCGGCACCACGTTGCCGGCACTGATGCCGGTGGTGATTGCCAGCACATGCCGCTCCAGGGCCTCTAGGGCCTTCTGCTTCTCCATGTCGTAACGGTGCCGGTTGTAGATTGACGTGACGCCGGTTCTGGTATGGTTCAGCACTTCGCCGATGATCTCGTCCGTATACCCAAGCTTCGCAAGGTTTGTCGCCGCCGTCCGTCGCAAGTCGTGCGGGGTCCATTCCGGCATCTGCAGGATGGCCGGTTTCGTTCCCTTCGGTTTGAAGTTGAGCAGTAGGGCATGAGAGGGCGCCGTCGCCTTCATCGGCATGTCGATCGGGTTGCCGTCCTTGTCGAGCTTGCCGGAGCGAGGGGAGGGGAACATCCACTCCGTGTGCTCATGCTTGATAAACAGATCCTTGGCCGTCTTGGTCAGGTATACACGATGTTCACGCTTATTTTTAGATCGGCTGGCTGGGATCACCCACCAGTCGCCGTCAATCTCTGATTTGTGAGCGCCTATTACCTCGCCGGGGCGGGCGGCGGTCAGCAGGATCAGCTTGAGCACGCGGATGATGGCCGGCGACATGACGCACTTGTTGAACTGCTGCCAGATATAGCGGATCTCATCGTCCGATAGGTTGCGATCCTTTTTGACCTCCGGGGCGATTGGCTTAACTAGATAGCAGGGGGTGTTCTGAATGACGCCGCGCTCAATGGCAAAGTTGAACATCCGCCGGATAATCTTGAACACCTGTCGAGACTGGTTGGGGGCGCCACGGTCGTGGATCTTCTCCAGTAACTCGATCACGTCGGCCCGCTCGATGTCGGCGACCTTTCGCTTGCCCCAGGCCGGCAGCACGTCGTAATTAAGATTGCGCCTGTATTCGGCAGCACTCCGCAGCCCTTTTGCTTCGACGCCCTTTTCTAAGAACGTCTTGACGAACTCTTCGACCGTCGCCTCTGCTGCCTTCTTGGCCTTCTCCTGGTGACGGACGGTAACGGGGTTGATGCCGGCGCGGAGCTGCTTCTTTTGTTCGCTGGCCGCGATCCTGGCATCCTTGAGGGACATAGCCGGATAGTCGCCGAGGTTCATCTTCGACCGCTTGCCGTCCTGGTCAAAGATCAGTATCCAGGTTTTCGAGCCGGACGGGGAGACGCGGACCGCCAGTCCATCGCCGTCCCTGGCTTCGTAGCGCGAGTCCTTCGGTTTGAGTCCCTGAACCATTTTATCGGTCAGCTTCGGCAT